GTTACTGTGTTGTCATAAATCAGAGCATAATATTTGTTATCGATCTTCCGCATTCTTTGCGTAGGTCTGTAAATAACACTGGTATCGAAATATGCGTAGTCATTACCTTCTACAATTATTCGTGAGTCTGCCGGGCCATACGGCCCATCTACCATGCTCCACGCACCATCCATATCAAACGCACCGGCTCCTGATGCGTATCCAATCGGGTCGTCTTTGACGCTAACCAAGCGATTCGCCTCATATAGCCCTTGCCGGGTATAGGTTGTCCAATCCGTTGTAGATCCCCATGTTTCATAAGGGTCATCGCCGAAGGCATAAGTCAGTGTCGGTTCATACGTCCAATCGGCAACCATTGGCATAACTGGATCGACAACTGCCTTCTTGATGACCACGACTTCGACCTGGGCGCCCATCGGGCTATTGCCGTAGTCCGCCATCGGCAAATCATAAAAAACGATGTAGGCAATTCCGCTATACGCCGGACAATTCCCCGCCCCCAGCGCGGCTTCCATTGCCGGATCGGGCATCTGGTCATCCGTGCCGTAATAGATTTTCCAGCCGGCTGCCGAATTGTTCTGGGCAATGAGCGAGGCGAGATCGGACGAGGCGTTGGTGAACAACAGCTTCGACCCGACCCGGATGCTCTTGACGGCGTCAATCGGCCCGAGGCACAGGGCCACGGCGAAGGTCATGCTGTAGCTATAGGTCGTCTGTTTTGGTTTCGACCCGCCCTTTCCGCCGCCGGTGGTTTCCGAAGATTCGTCCATCTGGTTGTTTTTCACCCAGATGACGTTTCCCTTTAGCCTGTATTCCCCATACACGTCAGGAACTGGCTGGCCGTAGGAGGCGGTTTGAACATTCTTGTCGTCTAGCCGAGGGCCGTGCTGATGCGCCCCTTTTGGCGGGTCAATGTAGCCGCCGATCATGCCGCCGATCTGAGCTCCAAGCATGACGTTTCCGCCCGCAAAAAACCCGACGGCACCGCCAACCAGATACCCGGCTGCCTGTCCTACCGAACTCATACGCCCCCCTTAAACCGGTACATGGTCACGACGCGCTGCCGCCATTTCTCGTCGAAATCGTGTTCGCAGACCTTCCCGGCATCGCTCCAGGCATGGATCAAGGAGGCGCCGGTATAAATCCCGACATGCTGTGGCGACCGCGAAATCCGCATTAGCACCACACAGGCCGGCTCCAGGCTGGCTATTTTTTCCAGGCAGGGCTGCGACTCCAGCGCGGCTTCAAGCTGCCCTCTTCCGGGCGTTCTGGCGTAATCGATGCGATCAACCACCGGCAAGCCGAACCCGTTGGCAATCGCGGCAACCAGCCCGACACAATCAAGCCCGATCTCGGGATTTCTTCCCTGATGCCGGAATGGCACACCGACCAGTGCGCGGGCGGCGGAAACAATATCGTCGGAGGTCATCGATTGCTTCCTACCGATTGATAGACAGACGACGGCGGCGCTTCAGGGAAGCCCCCGAAATTAAGAATGTTGTTGTATTTGTTTTTGCAGTCTTCGGTTTTGCGCTTACGGCATCCGGGGATCATTTCAAACGACTGCCCGACTGTGGGAAGGTAATAAAGCGGTTCGTGCAGAGTGATCGTGCCATCGGCGGCATAGGACTTGATTTCAATCGGACGCATGCCGACATTCGGGCCGGAGGTCATGCGGAATGTTCCGGCACCAAACCAGTCTGCCGCCTCGCCTCTCGACGAGTCACGAAATACCGTGGCGTTCGTTACGTGCGTCAAGGTGCTGGTGACGGTCAAAGGAGCCAGCGAAACCCCGCATTCTGCATACCCGGATGATCCTAGATCGTGCCGACAGAGCGGCGTGCAAGTGACGGTGACAGATTCGTTCAGGGCATCGGACATCGACATCATCTCGATCCGGTATTTGTCGTCGATCAGCTCGGTCTTCCCGAGCCATCCGCGCCCGCATTCTTCATAGTCTTCGACCGGGTTCAGGTAATCTACGCGAAACAAAAACAGACTCGCGCCGTCCAACATGCCAGAGGCGATTTCAGCCCGCGACACCCCGCCATGCCCGACAATCCCTTCGAGGTCTAGCGCAGACGGCGCCAACGTGCTGACTTCGCTCAATGACGAGGCCGAATAACCGCTATCGGATTCATAGACCTGTCCGTTGGTCATCACCAGGTCAAATGGGTAGTCGGTCAGTCTGATAGTTGTGCTGTTTTCACAAACGATGCGCAGACACCAGGCGCTTGTTTCGTAGGGCGCTACGGTGGATTTCATGGATTTAGCCTTTCTTCTTTTGCTTTGGATTTTCCCTCTTTAATTTTTTTTCCACGCCTTCTGCATATTTCAGCCCACTCCTCCGGTGAATTTATGCGTTTTTTATTTCTCGCGGCAACCATAAAATTTCTATACTCTGTGTCTTCCCACTTTTTTTTAATTGTCTCCCTTGCTTTGTTTCTAAACTCTTCAGTTCTATGCTTTGCATGCATCTTTACAAGGTCGCGCTTAACCTTATCTGGATCATTTAAGTTTCTAAGTTTTTTGTTATCACTAAATTTTTTTCTGTTTTCTTCTTTTGAAAAATATTCAACCCTTGCCTCCCTTTGTGCTTCTGCTGCTTTTCTTTTAAGCCATCCATACGCTTTGTTGTTTCGTTTTTCTCCGACAGTCATCATGTTTGCAGCAAACCACAGACTTCTAATGTTATGAATTTTTGCTAACAACAAATGCGCTGTGTAATGCTCTTCTGGATAGAGTAAAACAATGTTTTCTTTTTCGTTAGTTCCCCCAAGACATTTAGGGATGATATGGTGTCTTTCTGTAAATTCAGACGCCGAAACACACCTGTTTTTCGCTTTGTAAATAAGCGATGAATAATGGGCAGAGTAATTCATCAGGGATTCAACAACTCAATCAATTCAATCCCGTCAAGCGAGCGGTAATTGAAATGGTCTTGCCCTACCGGCAACGTCGTGTTGAATCTGACCGGCGTATCAAATTCAAATCCGCAAGTAACCTGCTCTCCAGATTGCGGATTGGTATGAATCACCCCCCCGCTGGTGTAGTTAGAATAAGCGGTTGAGTCGATTGCTACGGTTATTGTGGTAGCGCCAACACCAGTCACCATTGCCCGCTGTCCGTTGATCTGCGTCATACCTGAAACGCCAGATATATGGACGTGCGTTCCAGATATGATCGTGTGCGATCCAATTGTCAGGACGGCGCTTGCTGCTTTGGTGATTGCAGTTACGGCGAAAGTCTTGTCAGCAGCGAAAGAGACAATCCCGGTCGTCGTATCTACTGACCACATTGAAGAATGGATTTCTGAAGACTGAATGCCGACCTTGACGGTTCCAGATACCGGCTTTTTGATTTTGCGATAGGGGTAGCCTGTAGCCCCGGCTGATTTATCTAGTCCGTAATACTTTCTCAGCTCATAAACGCCAGTTGAGATAAGGCCCATTGGCTGATCGAATGCGGTAGGAGTCTGGTTGGTTGCGCAGGACTTGTAATCATCAATCGCCCGGATGCGGAACCCGCCATACTTGCCGTGCGCCCGATGGTAGAGATTGAGCAACTGCGCCCACATGCCATGTTTTTCGAGCAGGTACGAAATGTCGAACTTGCGAACCGGGAACGGGTGATACAGAGATCGGTATTCATTTCCACCGGAGTTTGTCACGACATTGACCAAGTAATCATCCTGATACCCTGCGCCCGTAAGGATGTCGGCAGAGATGCGTTCTTCTAGGAAATCAGCCATAGCGACGCGCCCCATTCATTGCGCCTAGCGCTGTTCTCGCACCGGCTGCTGCTGCCCGGCGAATCTCGGCAGGATCGCCATTGGACGAATTGATATTGATGACGACGCTACCGCCCATGCCTTGCTGCTGTTCCTTGGTCAATACGCGCTCGCCTTTCTTGAGGATGGCCGGAACCTCGTCACCAACGATTCCACCTGAGTGGTATCGAGGAGCGTTGTTGAATAGGGAAGCGGGAACGGTGCGAGTGAATGAGTGATCGCCGGAACCGACGATGCCGCCTTCATGGAAACCGAACGACTTGATGAAGTCGGTTCCTTTCAGCCAGTCAAGACCAGACCCGACCAATCCGGTAATTTTCCCGGTCTTGCCCATATCACCAAACAATGCATTCATCAGTTGCGCTGATGCGGCTTGGGCAATCATCTTTTGCACTGTCTTACCGAACGAATCGGCCAAGCCTTCCATACCGTCCTTGGTCGGATTAATGAAGAATTCGGCCATTGCATCCTGCATGTTGCGTGCAGCCTGCTTGGAGAACTCGCTCATCTCATCAGTAGATTCCTTGAACTTGGCAATCGCTTCGTCGTATTCGTCCTTGGTGATTTTTCCGCTGGCTAATCCTCGATCAAGCGTTGCGCGGTCGGCTTCCTTGCGCTTGTTTTCCTGCGACTTCGTTCCGGATAAAAGGCGCTTGAGGTCGTTTTCTTCATAAGCCGCGTTCAGCTTCTTGCGGGCTTCTAGTTCCTGCTCAAGAAACGCGATGTGTTCCGGATAGGCGCCGTTTTGCGTAGCAAGGGCGATGGCATCTTCCAGCCTAGCCTCTTCCATGACGCTGATTTGCGAAGCCGTCATGCCGTAGAGTTCGGCCTGCTTCTGCAACGTCTGCGTCTGGTCAAACATCGCCTGATTCGCGGCCACATTCTTGATGCTTTGCGCTTCTACATCTTTTAGGAACTTGGCATTCAGTTCGGCAGCGCGGGCAGCTTTGAATTGCTCAAGCGCAGTTTCTCGCCAGCGTTCCGGCATTCTGTCCAGAGCGCCGGATGCCGTTAGGTCGTATAGCTTCTGCTGTGCAGCGGATAAATCCAGAGTTGATTTTTCAGCATTGCGTTGAATATCAACAAACGACTTCATCGCCTGCTCATAGTCTTTTGCTTCTTCGGATGCTTGTGCAGCAATAGAGCGACCGCCGCCGCGTTTTCCACCGCCGCCAATCGAAACCACGTTAGATTTCGGCTTATCAGTCGGCAATCCATCCATCAGAGAAGCGAAGCCGCGCCGGTCACTATCGGCCTGTGCGCGATTGGCAATGGCTTTTAGTGCTTTTTCCTGATTGGCCGCTTCCTGCTTGGCATCATCGCGGCGGAGATTGCCAATGGTCGCAGCCTGCGAGAATTGCAACTGACTTACTGCAACCGCCTGCGCCGCCAATGCGCCGAGTTCTTTGCCAATAGCCGTAATGCCGAACTTGACACGAGTTGCAACGATGGCGACCGCATCAAGCGCAGACGAAATTCCGCCTTGAATGCTGGCAAAAGCGCCTGATTCCTGCGTTCCTTCTGCATAGGCTGAATTCATCGCACGAATGACGCTAATCAGGTCACTGATTGCGCCGGTAGCGAGTTTTACGCTGTCATAGATCAATCCGCCCGTATTGTTCTGATTGATCGTGCGGAACAGTTCGTCCCAAGAATCGCCGAGGTTTGAGATTGCACCATCAAGCGTCTTGGCGCGTTCTTCCATCGCACCAAAGAAGTTTTTGTTGCCGATGTTCGTCAGGTATTGGCTGATTGATTCGGCATTGTTCTGAATGGTTGTCGTAACGCCTTGGAAGGTCAGTGAGACTTGTTCTCCGTTTTGCTTGGCCTTGATTCCAAACTCTTTCAGTCTCTCGAATTCACCTGTAGATGCATCGGCAACTGCTTCGATCATCTGATTGAGAGACTTGCCCATTGCGGAAGCGGTGTTTCCGTAACTGGTCAAGGATTCCTTGGACGCATCCAATCCAAGGGATTTCATCTTGACGAAAGCGCGGGTTACTTCAGCCAGGCTAAAAGGAGTTTCAGCGGCAAATTCCTTGATCCATGCGAGTTCCTTTTCGGCATTCGCAGAGCTTCCGGTGATCGTAATCAGCGAAGAATTAAGAACGTCGAATTCGCGCTGAACGGATACAAGTTTTCCGGCAAAGGCAGCAATCGAAACGCCAGCAAACAGGCCGCCCGCTAATTTAGCCAGCGTGGAAAATCCAGACGACAGCGAACCGGCGATACCTTGAATGCTAGATGCTTCTTTCTGGAATTTATCGAGGCTTTGCGCGGCCTTGTTGATCCCGACCGATGCGGAATCAGCAGACTTGGCTATCTGTTCAAACTTGCTGGTTTGACTGCCAATGCCGGAGAGTTGCGCGTTTGCTTTCTGCGCTTCGGTGGCGATTTTTGATAGGGAAACCGAGGCAGGGTCTAACGGCTTGAATGAGTTGCCTGCGCCTTGCGCTTTCTGCGCCATCGCTGCGATTTGGGCGTTTGCCTTCGCAGCGGAATCTGACATTGCAGCGGTTGATTTTTCAGCCCGTGCGCCTGCCTGTGCCAGTTTATCTAGGGATTCCGCACCCTGCTTTACACCATCGGTCTTAACCTCAATACCGAGTGTGACAATCTCTTCAGCCATGCGGAGCCTCAAAAGAAAAACCGCCCGTAGGCGGTTACTTGTTGTTGTGTATCGTGACTAACGCTTCGTCTTCCATTACCCGTAGGCAGTGGAATATCTCTTCCCACCGCTTGCGCTTGATGCCGTGCAACTTGAGGACGGTCGGCACAACGCCGTAATCAAGTCCTACCGGACCATTAAAGCCGAGACGCCATTGGGTAAGCAAAGATTGAAAGACGATTGATGCCTGGTAGTTCTCGGGGAAAACTTCGACCTGCGTGAATTCGTCGCCGTAGTCATCTAGCGTGAATCCCATCGCGTCTAACTCTTGCTGCGATGGTCTTTTCTGGTAGAAGAAGCGGGCGACCTTCCTCAGTTTCCCAAGCGGGCGCCGGTCAGTTCATTGACGTAAGCGGCAAAGATGGCAGATCCGGAGTTGTGATACTTTTTCAGCAGCGTTCCGAGGGCTTCCGGCGAATAGGGAATGTCGCAGTTTTCCCATCCTTTGACGATTTCGAGAAGAACGGCGATTTCTTCCTTCTTCCCCTGTGCGGCTTCGTCAGTAAATGCCTTGTATTCGTCCTTGTCCTTATAGGCAAAGACGAACGGAACCTTGACCTTGCCGCTGCCCGGAATGTGAATTTCCACCGTGGCGGTAAAGGTCGGATTCGGGGTGAGTTTCAGCATGTAGTTGTCCTCGTTAGACACCTCGTTAGGAAGATCAAAGGCAACGCGAACGAGGAACGCGCTTTCGGCTTGTGGCCTAGCCTTGATCTAAACCTTAGGAGGCGTAGCGAACGGCGCGATTGTTTCCGTTGAAGGTTGCAACGCAGCGGTTAATCTGACCTTCAGACATTGATACAGACTCGTTCAGGGCTACCGTGCAAGGAATCAGGTTGAACGAACCGGAACGGGTAATGATCTTCAGCACCGTGTCGGTTTGAACGTCCGTCAGAGTCTTGAGCGCGGTATAGCCAGCGGTGCCGATGGAGTCAGCATCGATTTCGACCGTGTAGTTCGTGGCGGTGAAACCGTCATTGATCGAATATTCGACATCAGACTCGACAAACTTGTAAGTCGTCGTCTTCGGTTCGCCGCCGCTGGTCGCAGGATTCATGATGGTCGTAATCTGTGTGAATGCAGAAATCTTCTGCACCGTACCGATACCCTGACCAGCCGGGAAATAGGTAGTCGAAGAAGTATCAGCACCTTCGAGAACGAAGGTATCAGTGGCAATCGACTTGATCCGAAATGCGCGCTTGTTAAGGCGTCCCCAGCCGGAGTACATGATTACGATGTCGCCATTCGAGTAACCGTGCGCAGTCGAAGTTACGACGGCCTCGGATGCATTCGTGACGATAGTTGTAGTTTTCGCTGCCGCAATTGTGGAAGCAACGTAGAAGGTTGAACCCGTCGGCACTTGGGCCATAGTAGTTCCTTTCTGCCCAATAAATAGGCGAAAAAAAACCCGCCATGTAAAACATGACAGGCATAAGTGCGCCCAAAACGGGCAATAAAAAACCGGCTTTCGCCGGCTATTTCTAAAATCTAATCTTGTTTGTCAGTAAGCCTATGAAGCCTTCCGTTTTCCCATGATCGCTTAGTTGCTAACGACAACTTGGCACGATGCTCTGCTGTGCATGGAGGCATTTTCTTACCAATTGCAACTGCGGACATTTTTGCTCTTGCTGCTTCTGTATGCCTATATCCAACCTTTGCCGAAATCATGTTTGCTACATGTTCTGGAGTCTGTTTTTTCCCACGTTTAGCAGCCGCTATCTTCTCTCTATGTTCTTTAGAAAGATGCTTGCTGCGCAACTTCTCAGTACCTTTAGCTATGGCCTCCTTCGTTCTATTCTGAACGCCACCACCAATAGACACGTTGTAACCAACCTTCGTGTCTAGCGTATTCAGCCTAGCTATATGTGCTATTTCTTTTGAATTCAACTCTGCCAATGAGCTTGCAGAATCGATCTGAACAATTTCGAAGTTTTCTACGCCATATTTCTTGATAGCGTAGGTTATCCGGCTTGTTCCATTGCTGTTTTTATGGCCTCTTAGCCTATCAGCAAGTGCCTGCTTGGTCTGGCCAACGTACATCTTCCCGTTGATCTTGTTCGTAATGAGGTATATCACGCCATAAATGGCGTTAGAATCGGCGTCAGCCATGATGATCCCCTAATGATCGGATTGGTTAGAGCCGCATTCGTGTTGGTAGCACTTATGCGGCTCGCCTATTTTAACATGCAGTTACGTGGTCTTATCCACGCGGTATCGAATGCTCACGGGTAGCACGTGCCACCCTTCGTCTGGAATGGATGTACCCATTGACGGAGTACGGTCAATGAATACCGTCAGACCTGATTTCAAGATAGCGGTGTTCTGCGCAAATAGCTCGATGATCGCTTCGGCTATCGTTTCCGCTGCGCCGGTTCCGGTGCCTTCTTGGGAATAGATTGATAGCTGGAATATCCCGGCATACAGTTTGTAATCTCCGGTCACTGCGCCGTCGAATGTCTCGGCAGGCAGCAGATAGGCGCGGATGTATTTCGTATTGGCTACGGGCGTGTAACTGACGTTCTGCCATGCCACAGGAATCGCCGGAATCTGAGCATCAGCCCATGTCTTCAGTCGGCCTTCCAATGCGGCGCGGATTGTCTTTTGACTCATTAGGCACCGTACTGGTTAGTGATTTCAACGAGCGACAAGCGAACCATGCCGGCGGGTGCTTGTTTTGACCATGAATCGTATTCAAGGCGCATTGAGTAAGGCAAAGAGTTGGTAAGAAACACGCTTCCGCCCATCGGAGCGGAAAGAACCTGCTTTTGCATCTTGCCAACCGATGCTGATCCGGATTTATCTTTGGCTTCCGTCGTGCTGGTATCTGGCGAACCATAGGCAACATTCCAGTTGGCACGGAATCGCCCTCCGACATAGCCTTTAACTGGCTTCTGCCATAGCTCAGGATTGCCGACAGGCGACTTCATAATCACCTTTGAGAACAGTTCAAACATGACCTTGCGCGCGACTAGTTCCGTCTGTCCTTTGGCCTTATCGCAAGCCTTGGAGAGATCAAGCGCGAAACTCATTTGCGCAGATTGCAGTCATAAAGCACGGCAATGCCAGCCGGCGCAATGGCCTTGACCTGCGTAATGCGCCATGTGACACCGCCCGCAATCGCCAGATCATCGATTCCAGGCTCAGACATGCCGACCGGCGACAGATAAAGCTGCTTGTCACCTTGCACGATCAGCGTGCCGTCAATGGCCAGTGTGCCGTAGTCGAAGACGCATCCATTGCCAACCACATCAGCCGTGGTTAGCGTCGTCGTTCCGGTGTCCGGATCGTAGTTTCCCGGCGTGTTCGTGCGGATAGTGATCGGTTGGCCGAACTCTGCCAACAGTTCGTCAGCAGTAATCGCAATATCGCCGTAGAAGCTCACGCTTAGGCCCGCACCAACTGAACCGAACCAGATCCGCCTGCGATCAAGTCACGTAGCAGCGAGTCAATCAGCGAGTAGGTTTTCTGCCCACCATTCATCGGAGCCGACATTGATTTCTTGATCGGCCCGACTTGCACATCAGTCACATATTGCGAATCAGGATCGACGATCAGCGAACCAGCGATAGCCTTGATTGCCAGTTCGATACACGCAGTTTTCAGCATCGCCGGGATGGCCTCGTAAGCCAGCGTATATCCGTCAAACATGACACCAGAGCGAGGCCACATGAGCGCCTGATGCTCGGCAACACGGTTGCCTTTGAAACGGTAGGTAGCGTCGAGATATTGAGTGGCGTTCCTGAGCGCACTTTCCTTTACGCTATCCGCGCCACTCCATGCAGTTAATCCTCTGGCAGTCGCGTATGCAGTGGCATCGGCAACGCTTGCATAGCTTTCTGCCGTTGCAGAAGCGGTGCCGGTTTCAACGACTAACGCCATTACTCAGCGACCTTCCATCCGGCGTCTTTATGAGCCTTGACGCAGGTTTCATGCACATCGATAAACTCATCACCTTTCTTCATGCGCACAAGGCCGTCAGCAACCTGCTCGGGCGCTGCTTGCTCTTGCGCCTGCTCGGGCGCTGCTTTCTTTGGACGTGCCATGATTACCTCAATGAAGAACCGGGAGCCGAAGCCCCCGGTAGTTACTGTTAGCCGAGAACCAGCGCGACATGCTCGGATTGAACGACCTTGAAGCCATAGGCCAGATGCAGTTCAAGCGAACGCTGGCCGTACTGGGCAATATCAACCAGCAAGTAGGTCATGCCCTTGTCGTCAGAGATCGGCAGCATCTGCATAGTCGGGTTTTCCGGCATGAGCGGAGGACGCATGACACCGACAACCGCAGAACGCTCAAAGGCTAGGTTCGGCGTATAGGTATTGCCGACAGTCAGAGCATTTGCCGTGGCGATAGTGACGCGAGCACCCGGACGGCCAAGGCTGATCGTGCCAGGTGCGGCAACGCCTGTATTGACAACGTACTTGTTAGCCGAGTCAGCAGCGAACGTAACCACATCGCCAGCAAGCACGGTGCCGGTGCCAGTCACCAGCGCAACATCGCGCACACCGACAGCGGTAGAGCCGGATGAACATAGGAAGCGCCAGTGCCCTTAGTGTGGGAAACGATGCCAGCCGATTCGCCAATCGAGAAGCCGAATTGTTTCAGCAGGTTGCCGGAGCGACGTTCTTCATCAGAACCAGCCTGATAGGCTTGCTGGATGATGCCAAGGTTGCGCAGATTCAGGCCAGCGGCAGTATCAACCACAAGCTGAAGGTCAGACATGGGCGCCCCGTTGTCCTTCAGAATCTTATAGATGTTGGTCATTGCCGAAAGGTCAGAAGCGAACGGCGTGGTTCCTGCCGTACCGTAGGCACGCGATGCGCCGACCTTGATTGCTGCGGCGCAATCGGCTTCTGCAAGGTTACGCAGGGTTCGCATACCTTGAGCGATAAGCTGGCGCATCCATTCTGCAGATTCCGTGCCGTTATCCAGCGAGCGGATTTGTTCGCCGGTCAGGTGCCAGCTAACCTTCTTCGACTGGGTAATCTGAACGGTCACGTTGGACGCGATTGCGTCGTCACCGGAAGAACTGTTAGCACCCGGAGAGAAGTCGGAAGCGGCGCGAACCGGAGCAATCGGGACGATGATTGAATCGCCCTTGGCAACGCCCTTGTCGTTGAAGTTGGTCGTGATACCCGAGATGACGCCAAACGGTTCATTCGAGACTTGTTGCGCAGCCGAGAACAGCACGGGAGCGAGAGAGGTAAGCGTATTTGCCATGATTAAATTCCTTTGGGCGTAAAAAAACCGCCCGTAGGCGGCTTCGTTGGTTTTGAGTTGTTTCAGTCCTTCAGAACAGCCCCGCCAGCGAATGCCTTGGCGCGTTCTGCCGGAGACATTGCAGAGAATTGGGCTTTCGTCAGAGTCTTGCTGTTTCCGCCGCCTTGGTTATTACCCTGAGCGCCAGAGCCGGATGCACCGGACGATTTAAGGATGTGATCCTTATATGGGTATTGCTCAATGAGCGAATCAAGCGCCTCGTCAAAGTCGGCAAGTTCGCCAGGATTTGCACGGGAATACACCTTGTTACCGTGCGCATCGTAGGCAACCATGCGGCCTTCTTCGATCTTGAAGTTCTGACCGAAACGCGCCTGCACCATGTCGGCAGGAATGGCGAGCTTTTCGGCGATCAGCTTGGAGCGGGCAAACGACCCGCCAACCTTTTCACCGTAGAGCGCCTGTTCAAGCGTCTTGGCCTTGCCGTTCGCTTCGTCTAGCTGAGACTGAAAAGCTTTGGTGATTTCACCCTTGACCTTTTCCACTTCGCCAGCGTCAATCAACTTCTTCGCGTCGAGATTCGAAACGGTATCAAGCGCCTTGATTGCAGCGACCGGATCGGCGATGCCTTCAAAGGATTTAAGCGACTTTTCAGCAGCCTCTGCCCTTTCACGATGGCTCTTTGCTTCTCCGTTCAACCGGCTAATCGTTGCCTGCGTGCCCACTACATCGAAGGCGATTTCCTTGCCATCGTCTGCAATAAACACCGGCTTGCCATCAGAGACAACCACGTTACCGTTTGCGTCGAGTTTCAGCTTCATTGGGTAATACTCCCGGCCATCCGGCCTTAACGGTCTATCCAGACCTAGCGCCCTATCCATCCGGAAATCAGGCAATAAAAAAAAGCCCGCGATCCGGAGATGGCGAGCTTGTGAAACTGTGCCGCTTACGATCATTCGGCGCATGTGTTAATGCTAGTTGATTAGCCCATGCCGACTAAGTAACGCGAATGGTGCGCTTCGCCTTTTCAGGCCAGCACTATCTGGAAGTCCAAACGTTCTAGGCGTTTCGCGTGTTGTAATGAAAAAAGCCCGCCGGAGCGAGCTTTGGAAACTTTGGGCGAATGTATCCCCGAGAAAATTATCCGCTAATCATTTTGATATGTCAATAAGCGGAATTTATAGCTACCATGTGGTAACTTTTCCTTTCGACAAGCATACAACGCAGCATCTTACCCGCGTCGGCTTCATGCCTTCCAAGTTCGCCGGGCCTAGATTAATCGTTATCCATGCGTTCGATTGGCACAGCGGACAGTATGGCGAGACTTTAGGAAGCTGGCGAACCTTGCGCGGCTTCTCGGGCTTGGCGTTGGAGTAGATTAGCTTGATGTCAGCCATTCAAGAATTATAGGCCAGCCTTCGCAAATGCGGCGGCGTTCTTCGCTCTGAGTTCTGCGAGGTTGAGTTTCACTCTAAGTGTGCCCACGTACGACGTTTTATTATGTGGTTGATTGTCACAAGGCCAACGCCGTACCTGTCAGCCAGCTTTTGCTGGCTAATACCTCCAGCCTTATAGGCAGACCTGATCGCGACGACGGCGTCTTCCGTCAATTTTGAACTACCCGCGTTTTCACCAGTTATTTTGGCGCGATTTTCTGGCTTTGCCCATGCTGCTCGCGCCCGCTCAGAGATTGCCTCGCGAACACCAGGCTTTGCATGGTGCGCCGACGACGCCTCAGACAATTTCTTTTTAGCTTCTTCTGTGTGCTTAAAACCAGCGCGCGATAACTTCCGTTTTGCAATCGCCTCTGGAGTAAGCATTTGCTTTACTCCATACAGTCGCTTTGCCTCGCGCCATGCCTCATCCTTCCAGCGCTCCTTCATCAATGCGCCAGCGACCGCGCGGTGCCTATCTGTCGGCTTGCGCCCTCTTCCTGCCTCTGCGATCTTGGCCAGAGATTCAGGAGATTGGTTTCTTACTCCATCTCCGCCGTCAGTAGAATTAACCAATGAAACTCCAGACGCACGAAGTTGCGCGATTACAGCAATCTCTGTTTCAGACCACACAGCGTTATCAACCAATGGGGATATGATGATAGTTAGCCCCTTTGCAATGACTGACCTTATCCAGCAGCATCGGTGATTCTTATCGCCAACCTTCGCTCGATATAGATGATCGCGAAGACGGAACTCAAGATTTGCCTTGGTCTGCCCGACATACCTTATTTCTTCAGGTTTATCAGACGAGGATAGACCATATACCGTACATGTGCGAATATCCGCATCAGCCATTTTTGACTCCTTCATAGTCAGATTGGTTAGAGCCGCATTGGTATCCCCATACCATTGCGGCTCGCTTATTTTAACGCTTACATGCCAGCGTTTGCGAACATTTCAGCGTTCTTTTTACGCAGTTGGTCTAACGTCATCACGCGCCCATTACGATCAACAAAGCGGTCTAGTTCTATTTTGTTTGACCTAAACAATTTCCCTCTCGATGGTCCAAGGATGTCATCTTGCACTGATGCAGGCTTATTCCTAAGCCATTTTGTGAACGTCAAATCTTCGGAAACTTGGCCATCCATGCTGGCGCGCGTGCTAGTAGCTGATTCTGGAAGGTCAATACCTAATTCTTTCCAGCTCTTTGTGACTCCAACACGAGTACTCCGGCACTGCCAATGCAATGGCGGTATCGGCCCTTTGCCAACCGGGAACATTTGACCGTCAAGGCTGGCGCAGCGAATGGTGGTCTTAGAATCGAGCGTAGCCAGAAACTTCTCACCTTTCAGCAGATCGCTGTTTTCTTCATAGAACTTCGTGCGCGTGAAGTTCGCTGTGTGACTGACCGCAGTCCTAACCATTGCCGCCGCATCCCGGCGCGAAGTTTCCATCAGGCCATCCGTGTATTGCAGCGCCCGCGTTCCCATGATGCGCTGCGTGATCTGCTGAATTGTCTGACCTTCCACATAGCCGATGCGGATAGCGTCACGAACCATTCGTGCTTTGTTCGCTTCCAATCCGGCCAATGCTTCGCGGAGTAGCGTTCCTTGGAATGGCCTTGCGAGCGCCGCCGCATACACCTGACCGACATTGACCGCAGCGACCGATACTTGCACCGGCAATGTGCTTGCAAACAACTGGTATTGATACGCCGCCTCATACTGCACAAGGTCTTTTAGCTCAGTCTCGATTAGCTGCGATACCTGCTGATAGGCCACGGCGTTCGTCTGCCTGACGCTCTGCAATAGCGCGTCCAGTCGTTCGACAGTGAATGACTCGGCTGGCAGTCGCTCAAGTGCTGCGGTGATCTGATTGGCTATATCGCGGTCTGTCTTATTGAGCAACGCGATGATGCGGCGAATGACGCTGTTGCTGTACCGCGTCAGGTCGATTGAGTGATCGATGGCTTCGTGCGCTAGTTGCTCATTGACTGTTGCCATTACGCTTCGTCCTCAAATCCCCAATAGATCAAAATCATCGCCAGCGCGTCGTCATTGTTTCGGATGAGCGCAAGGTGCTCCGGTGCAATCTCAGGTATCTCGACTTTCTCAATGGCGACTTGGCGAATCTCTGCAAGTTTCGCAACGAGTTCCGGAGAAATCTCGAATGCTTGTGTCTCACCCGTGATAGACAAATCATCTTGTGTATAACGAATGGCCGTTTCGTTAATGACAAGCTGTTCAGGCGGTTTCAGCAGCGCCGGAACTTCTACCGGATGTTCCTCTGCTGCCTTCTTCTGCGCCGCCAGGAACTTCTGATATTGCTGAACCTTGGCGATGCGCTCTTGATGGACCTTGAGCCGCCCGCCGGATGAGTCCTGTTCTACCGCAATCGGCAACAGGCCAATCGACGCGACCGCCAGTGCGCCAAAGCCGATCCCGAACGAGACAACAGAGCGCGGATTAGACACGCTGCACCGTCAATGTGTCGGTTCCTGATACCGACAAGTGAATATTGCCAACGTCGATATTGGTGTTGGTTTGAGTTAGCGCATTGTCAGGATCAAGCCCGAGGCGTTGCCACACTTCAGCAATCATCGTGTCAGGGTCAATCGTTGGCACAAGAGCAGATCCAGTACGAACTGCGCCTCCAGTCGATATATCCTGGGCTATCGTTCCTACGGTAAGTTGCGTTGCACTGGTCACAAGCGGATTGGCCGCATCAAGTTCCATCCGCGCCCATATCTCAGCCAGCCGAATCATTGACGCTGCCGTGATCGTATTCGAGTCACTGATGATCGAAGCCGTTGCCGTGAGCGTGTCGCCATCTTCGGATAGAGAAGCCGAGCAGGTAATTGAGATTCCGACCGATGAAACAACGGTATCGCCAGCCTCTACCGCACCAAGCGCAGCCGATAGCGCAACGGATGCCTGCGCCGCCAGCATATCGCCTGACTCGGTTGCGGATAGCGTTGCAGAAATCGCGGCATTTGCGACCGCTGCCAGCGTATCCGCTGCCTCCGTGACAGACAGCGTTGCATTGATGCCAGCAACAACGGTTCCGCTGGCTGATAGAGAATCAGCGGATTCAGCAATTGAGGCAGTGGCAGTGATCGAAACAATCGACACGCCAGAGACAGAATCGCCGGCTTCGGTAAGTGTCGCCGTAGCATGGATCGTGACCGCAGCGGAACCTGAAACACTATCAGCATATTCCGTGTAACTCAGGCTAGCCGACAGCGGAATAGATGCCGAAGCGGATAGTGTATCCGCGCTTTCGGTAACGCTCAGGCTAGCATTGACGCCATCAATGATGGTTCCGGCTGCTGCCAGCGTATCAGCCGACTCTGAGACACTCAGACTTGCCGAAATCGCTACATTCGCAGCCGATCCAAGCGAATCACCAGACTCATTGGCCGCGAATGTTGCCGACAAAGGAACGGACGCAGCAGCCGAAACGGTATCAGCAGTTTCTGTGACTGCCAGTGTCGCAGCAATGGCTACGGTTTCCGAACTTGAAACAGTATCCGCCGCCTCGGTCTTTGCCAGCGTTGCGCCAACAATGACCGAACCCGATGCCGCTATGGTATCCGGTGAATCTGTATCCGCTACCGTGCCGGAAACAATGACGCTGCCCGAGCTGCTGATTGTGTCGGCGGATTCCGCCAGGCTTGCCGTAGCAGATACCGGAACCGATGCCGCACTCGATAGCGTATCAGCGGATTCACTGACTGCCAGTGTTGCCGATAGATCAACGGTCGCCGACGCTGCTACGGTGTCATTCGATTCAGTTACGGCCAGCGTGGCATCAATAGCTCCGCCACCCGCCGCCGCTGGAACCTCGAACTCTGCCCAGGTTACTTTGTATTCGTAACTACTTGAAACTGTGCCTGACGAAGATAATGTATCGTCTGATTCTGTGACCGCGAGCGCCGCTGATAGATCAACAGTTACAGCACTTGAAACGGTATCGCCTGATTCAGAAACATCTAGTGTTGCAGAAACCTCAGTTACGCCGGACTCTCCAAAAACCCATGCGCCAAAGACAACAGGTCCAGCATCATTTGGCTGCTGATTTGCCAGCAGATCAGTGGTGCCGCTTCTTCTTCTTCTTCTTCTTGCAAGAAGTAAGCCGGTTGTTAGCGGGTTTTTCCCATCAGCCACGAATCACCCCTGCGTGTAAACAACCGATCCGGTCGTCAGGCTGGTAGTCGTGGTTTGCGGAATATAAAGAATGAACGGCACTGTGTTGTCGTACAGACGCGGCATGCCAGAAGTAAGCGCATCGACTGCGTTAGGCAGGCCGGCGGCAGAAAGTTCGATCATCGCCAGCGGTCGATAAGCAACAAGACTCACCGAGCCGGAGGTCATTGATACACCCAGCGTCACGGATTGAATACTGCGCACGCCAGTATCCCCAGCCGCAAGCGTGAATGGGTAGAACGTTCCGGTCGCTGATGAGGCGGCGTAAGCGACCTGCATTGACCCTGTTTTTCCTGAAGCGTTTGCGTCATTGGTGTAGCTGATAGATGGCGTTGCCGTGCCGGTGCCTGTTGCTGCGCTAATTTCAAGCCCGATATAGACGCCGACGCCATTTGTCGATGCATTCTTGTCACGTGCGGGCCAAGCTGCGCTATTGACCGTCTGTGCCGTCGTCGTCGTCACCGAGATTGCGTTGTTGTGCCACAAACGGTCACACAACATCAGGATGCCGCCTTGCGCCGACGAAACGCCGGAGAATCTAGCGAGGTGGGTATTCCCTGATGCAGCCGGGATAGGGATTTGACCGCCGTATGAGGTGAGGGCAACCCCGCCGATACCTGGAGAAGACGGCGCGGCCATTGCGCCGGGAACACCAGCAAGATAGTTGATATTGATCGGACGGCCAGCAACCACCGTGCCGGTGACGGCCTTGGCAAAATACTCTGGCGGCTTCATGCCGGCCAGTGCAAGGTCAAGTGTTGTAATCGCCATTTAGATTGCCTCGAATTGCAGCTTCAATGCCGCATAGTTGGTGATTGAATCCGCCTCGCCGCCGCTCAATGTCTGTGCATAGGTGGTCAGGCTGGCCGGCGCCGGGTTGTGCGTCCAACTGGCAATGGTCGTGCTGCCTTCGCGCAGGCGGACGATGATGCCGCCGCCCGTTGCCGAGATGCGGTAGCGCACGATATGGCCGGTGCTTGATGCGGGATCGGTCAGGCTGCCGAGTGCAACCTCGCAGGTCGAGGCGCTGGTCGTAGTGATGTAGTCGCTATCATTCGCACTGGTTTCATCCAGCATGGCGAACAAATCGCTTCCTGCGGAGGCCGTCCAAGTGCCTGCTGATACATCCGAGGTCGGGCGGGCATACTGTGCTGTGACAGTCGGCACGAACAGCGGGATTTGCTCAGGCTCAAACAGTTGCCACGGATTTGCTGTGAGCGACATCAACTCGGCCACAGAGAGTTTTCTTTTCCAGCGAAAACATGCCGCAACCGGCCCGGAAAACCCGCCATGCCCAGAGATAACCCCGATAGGGTCCATGACATCATTGAAGCTGTAATGGGCGTGTGTGGCAGTGTATAAACTCGTGCCATTGGCGCAGATCGCTGTTGAAGTGCCGTCATAAGCACAGGCGATTACGTTCGGCTTGGAGAGCGATATGCTTAACGTGCCGCCTCCACCGTCTTCTATTGATACCGCCCCGCCTGGCGTGCAGGAAAGCCTTGGGCCGATAGTTGAACGGAGTCCGGTCACTGTCCCGGCGCCGATAACTGTGAGCGATGAAAACGCCCCTGATAATACCGCCTGGCAGTTGCTAAATGTAATCCCGTACCCCGCGTATTCATTCCCTTTGGTGTAGTTTGCCAGCGCGCCACGAAAGGCTTTTACCCCGTCCGCGCTGGGCGAAAGCAAGGAGTGGGAGTTGATATTGACCAGGTTGCGAGAGGTGTATCGGTCAAAGATAAACGCATCCACCAGGCCAGATGAAAGTGGGAGTGGGTCGCCCTTGTCTATCGCCGCCAGGGGCGACAACGGCTGACGCGCCGCGTTATCCTCGACAGGGTTGAACTTTGCCGGCATTGGTCAAGCGGCGTCTTCGATCGTGTAATTGCGAAGTTTTACCGTGTTGCCCGAGGCGGCGAGCGTCTGCCCGGTTCCATTCTTTAGCGCCACCTTGAAATCCCCGACAGGAAGACGCACACGGTCAATGACAAGATAGCGAGCGGCCAGCGACGCATCATCCAGCGCGGCCATCCCGGCATAGTAGTTATCCAGGCACTCGTCGGTGGTCGCCCCGTAGTTCGTTCCGTCCAGTTCAGGAACAAGATAGAGCGCAACGTAAGCTCCGGCGGCGCGGTTCGATCCCTGCGCCGCGATATAGATTTCAGCCTGGGCGTACAGATCACGGGTTCCCGCAGTGTCATTGTCCTGCGCGGATGACAGGGACGAAACAGCGGCCCCGGCCAGTGAGTTGAGTTCCGTCGTCAGAACAGTGACAGCAGTTTCGCGGGCGGTGTAATTGGCTGGCATGGCTTAGTACCTGTTCAGGATTTCGCCGATTTCGGAATACGAAGTCGTGCCCGTCCATTTGAGTTTTAGCGCGGTCACGGTGTTTTCCGTAGCGGAATTTCCGCCAAGGTAGTTCTCGGCATTCGTTGCCTTGCGCGTGCAGGCTTGCAGGACGGCGACGGAATCGGTATTGCCCCAAATGTCGGTTACAGCCTTGCGCATCTTGTTGCGGGCAAAATCAATCGGCGCGAACTCAAGCATCAGCTTCCACGAATCCCGTTTTCCGGCAGACAGGCCGTCGAACTTGGTCACATCGCCGGCCTCGAACAGCAGGCGATTAGTCATCGCCGGCTGCCAGGCATCGACCGCCGAGGCGGCATTGCACCATTCGGCCAGCCCGACGTCGTTGCGGATCGCCATCATGGCGACCACGCCGGCATCGGTTTCGGCACGCAAGGCAGTTGCCAGGGCTTGTTTTTGGGCTTCGGTCATCATTACGTATTCGCCGCCGTCAAGGTAAAGGAAGTCACCGTAACCGTCTGACCAGCAGTAATCGAACCATTAACCTGAAGATCGCCGGAACCAACGCCTGCCGAGCCTTGAACGTGGCAAACCGTATCGCCAGAGTTATAGATTCGGAACGATGCCGGCGCCGTGGCAGACCCGCCGGAAGCGGTTCCGGTCCATGATCCTAGCAGCGTCTTTGTCGTACCGGAGGCGGCATTCATCCAATCGGACGGCAATGTAATCGTTGCCAGCAAGCCAGTCGGCGCAGCAGCGGCGCAATTGGCCGTAGGCGAGCCAGAATAGAGCTTCAGCAATGGAGCCGCTCCGGTAGTTGATTCGACCAGATCAAGTCGAGCGAGATAGATGTTGCTTGAATATTGCAGTGCCATGATGGCTCCTTATTTGTTCATGAGTTCGGTTTTGCGCTGCGAACTTGCCGAAGTGCCCAACCAATACGAAGAAACCATGCCGATGATGAGCAGCAAGGCTGTGACTACCTGCGTTTGCAGATTCCCGTCATACCGCTCCGGATGCACGTAAAACACATCAACCAGCAGCATGAAAACCATTGACATGAGGATTGCGCTAATCCAGAAAGCCGGTGTTTTCCCGAAAGCCAAAGCATCCGGACGCAGATAGGCCTCGTTCGCCTTCCTTGCGCCTGCGATGCCGCCGCCTCCGGATTCGACCAGCTCATACCAATTCGACTGAATCGCCGCGTTGAATTTTTCGGCTGACTCAGGATCTGCTTGAATCTTGGTCGCCGCGCCTTCAATCGTCGGCTCGCCAGTGACTTGCTTTGCGAGTTCGGCAACCGCTTCAGCGGCTTTGGCATTCTTCTCGGACTGCTCACCCTTTCCGAACAGGCGAATCAGTGCTGGCGCAGCCTCGATTAAGAGCGGAAGAGCTGCAGCAACGAATGGAACCATGATTTCTTCTCCGGTTGAGGTTGCGGGAAAGGGACGGGGGCCGGGGCTTCCTCCTTTGCTGTATTCGCATAGAGGAATGAGAAGCAGGTTTCGAGTGACTTGACCGGCTGGCCGTAGGGCGAACCAGGAAGCGATGCCCACTCACGGTTACAACGCTCTAGCGCGGTTTTCCAGTCGCCTTCAATGACCGCATCCAACGCCCGCCTGCGCTCGATCAGGAACAGCGCAGCAATGTCCTGAGACAGTGGCGAGAAGTCGGCTAGGTTGCAGGCATTGGCGCATTCGTCCCATGTGCGAGAAAGGAACTGATACGCCCCTGCTGCCGTTGAAGTGATCGGCTTGCCTCCTAAGTTCTTCGTGATCGAACGGCGCGGATGATCGTCAAACGAGGTGAATTTATCGCCACCGAATAGCGTCTGATAGCCTGCGCCTTCGGTGTATTTGATGAGCGCAAGAAATGCCTTGACGTTGCCATTGGAAAGTAGGGAAACGTAGTCTTTCATGCTACCTCCAGCCAGACGGTTTTCCCGTCGTCTTCAATCATGAATATTGACATGTTAGAATCCTAACTTCTGGCTAGGGTAGCTCCCGAAAAGCAGCTTCACCACTGCCTGCCAGACATCAATGGTGACTAATTTCGAGGTGACGAAATGAGAACAGCAGAAGACATTTCCGGCCGTGTTTTTGGGCGGCTTACTGTGATTTGTAGAGTCAAACACTCCGGTAAAGGAGTTCGTTGGTTTTGCAAATGCTCTTGCGGGAATGAAAAGCAAGTTGCCGGAAACCACCTTAGAAGTGGAGCGACAGTTTCCTGTGGATGCCACGCCGCAGAATCTACCAGCAGCCGCAGCTTTATTCATGGCAGAACAAAATCCACTGAATACAAAAGCTGGTCCGCAATGAAACAACGATGCACGAACACGCGAAACGCGGAGTTCTATCTGTACGGCGGTAGAGGCGTCTCTGTCTGTAACAGATGGATTGATTCGTTTGAAAACTTTATCAAAGACATGGGCAACAAGCCAAAAGGAATGTCTCTTGATCGAATCGATACAAATGGAAATTACTGCCCTGAAAACTGCCGATGGGCTACAGATGAGCAGCAAAACAACAACACCAGAAAAAACAAATTCATTACGCACGAAGGAAAAACACTCTCTCATACGCAATGGAGCAAACTCCTTGGAGGAAATCCAAATCTTGTTTATTTGCGAATAAGAGAAGGATGGGACGACATGTCTGCCGTAACTACTCCGGTTAATAGATGAAATCACTTGTCTATAACCAGTTCGTTGGTTTTTCCGGCGCCTTCGGCGACTTCGAGCATTGCCAAAAGCCTGCCGACATAACTTGCGCATGGAACGAGAGACTGGCGCGCACGTACTGAACCAAGAACGATGTCACACTCAGGTACATCAAGGCTTGCTGCTGGGCCAATCCAGCCAAGCCCGAAGGCGTGAGGAAGCTCTTGCTTGTGAGCCGCGCTATATTGCGTGCTGACCTCGCATCTTGTAAGTTGTAAATCGTCGCGTCCATTGCCGGCCTCGCAGTAGCAGAGAAATACGTTATCGACGTAGAACACGCCGTCTTTTATTGAGAGTTTCACAGCTTGACGTGATCCCTAGCCCATGCAATCACGGCCCATACCATGCCGATGAATGAGCAGGCCCATATGACCAATCGACCAATGATTTTTGAGCCATTCAGCACAGCGATAAGCTCATCAATGGAAGGCTTCACCTCGGCTTCCATCATCATGTGCGTGTCGAGTTTGCCCTTGAGTTCGGACTGATTTCCCTTGATCTCGTCTAGCGTTAAATCCTGTTTGTTCAGACGTTGCAGGATGATTCCCATTAGTTCGTTGTCGCTCATAAGGCACCGGGCTAGTTAAGTGTCTGTGGCGTCATCTCTGCGCCGATGATGTTGTTCGCGGCATCGCGCTTGATGGTGATCTGCTTCTTCACTTGGCCTTGCTGGTCAAGGATGACAATCGGCTGCGGCTGATTTATCTGCTGCATCTGAGTGACGATTCCCGTCACATCGCGCATGATGTTGTTGCGCAGCGCCTCAAGATCAGGTTCTTTCGCTTCAGGCTTGGCGCTCAGTTCGGCAATCTTGGCGAGCAATGGCGCGATTGATTCCGAGACAATCTGACGTACTTCGTCGGCGTCGTCTGGCTCTTCATTCGTTTCGAGTTGCGCGACCTTCTCGGCTAGTGCAGCGATGGCGTCATTAACCGGAGACAGGTCTAGCTCTGCCGTCTGCGGTTCGGCTACTTGCGCGGAAAGGTCAGCAACCTGCTGAGACAGGGAAGCAATGGATGCTTTCAGTTCGCTATCGTCGGACGGTTCCGGCTTCTCGATTGCGGCAATGGCGTCGAGAACTGGCGATAGATCAAGCGTCTGCTGTTCAACAGGTTCAACTGGATCAATCGGCGCCGGATCAATGACCGGATCGCCTTCGCTCATCGTTCCAAGCGCCGGCCCTTGCTCGGCAATCTTTTCCTGCTCGTCTTCCCATGTCGCATCGGGCGTCACGATGCCGCGCCGCTTCAGTTCGCCGAAGTATGTTTCGTCGGACAACTTGCCGGCCTGATTCGACTTGAGCAGCAATTCGGCAGAGGCTTCAGCAAGATTGGCCGCGCCAAAGTCCTTGAACAGCGTTACATGCCCGCCTTCCGGCTCATTGACCCACATCGCCATGAATTGCAGGCACTGGTCTAGCGAGTCCTCGAAGTCCTCAACGATGCGCTGAAGTGCGCAGCGGTTCGCCTCGTTCTCTGATTGGACTTGGGTTGCGGTTACGTCGCCCGGCTTCAGCACGAGCAACTCAGCGCCCGTCTGCCGCATGCGTTCCTCAAGGTCAAGGATGGATTGCCGCCCTGCCCCGATTGCTGCACCGGAATGCTCGACGAACTTCATCTCGCCGCCCTGCGGAATCTTTACAGCGTTCTTTGCGCCTACGGTAATTTGCGTGTCAGTGTCGGCGCCGATAATCGCCAGTATCGGCACGCGAGCTACATGCAATATCGTTTGCTGGTCGCTGCACGATTGCCAGTGTTCAACGTTCTGATAAGCCAGTTCGACTAGCGGCGCTTCACCAACACCGGATGCCTTACGGATGCCGTAGAAGAAGACGAACGGGATCTCGTTGATCGTCGTCATACCTTCGTCAAACATGAACCATTCGTCTTTTTTATCGACCTTGCGCCATACCTGCCACTTACCGCGATACAGAACGCGTACTTGTTCCACAGATTGTTCGCCGAAATCTCCGACGTACTCCGTGACGGTTTCCAGCAAGCGAACCTGAATCAGCTTTTCCGATCCGGAGATGCGCTCGGTACGCCAGCCTAGAACAGTGCCAGGTGCGTAACGGGTGAAGTACGGACGAACTCCGGTAGCCTTCTCATCAGCCTGCGTCTTGATGCCATTGGCCGGCGGGTAATCGACCAACACACCGGAAACGCCATAGTCGATACAGTCGCGCAACAGTTGCGAGCTGAATACATGCAGGTTATGGCCTTGTAGGTCGCAATCCTGCATCCACTCGGCAATGCGCGGTGGCACGTCTTCCTGCAACGCTACGGGCTTGCTGAATGGCTTGGACGCCAGGACTTCAGCAGTACGCGAGAACGCCGGATACAGCGTGGCAATAGCAATGCGTGTGTTATAGCTATCCTGTTCCTCGTTCGGCCATTTCGGCAGGAAGGTTTCGCCCGCTTCGCGCATCGTCGCCGTGCCACCAAGCAATGCGGTAATCAAAGGCCAATGGCGACTTTGTGCCACAACCGAGGCAGATTGTTCGCGTACTGAATTATTCATATTGGCCCTGAAATGAAAAAACCCGCCAGAGCGGGTTAGGTGTGTTTGTTCGTGCTAGATGCGTCTAGATGCGGAGTTGCTGAACCAGTGCGATGCGATGCTTGATCGGGTATTTGTAAGCAATGAAATATCCAGCCGCGTCCAGGATGTGATCCAGTCCGCTCGATTTATCAGGTTCACCCGCCTTGTCGTAAGGTTGCTTTTCCAGCGACTCGACCAGATGCGGGCAATGCTGCGGATTGACTCGATACCGTCTAACGCCTTCGTTGTGCAGCATCCGATTCATGCTCAACACGCGATCCTTGACCGCTGGATTCGTCGGATTGACGCAGACCTGAAACCCATGCTGCTTAAGAATCGCAATGTCCGACTCGCTGGCGTTATTCGACCGCCTGCCACTGCCTGACGCATCCGGATAGATCATGACCGCGTGCCCTTGATCCTTGTACCGTTCCTTGATGATTCGCGCCATTGCTGGCGTGTCGAATACATCGGTGATTTCCATTACAGCGTGTGGATCATCGCCACGGAGAACATGAATCACTGCCGACATCTTGGTTACGTTGAAGTCGCAGCCGATGTGCAGCACTTCGTTAGGACTGATTGTTTCGTTAGTTGAGTTCAGCGTCCGGTCGAATTCTGGATAGACAGAGCCAGCCGTAAGATTCACGAACTCGCCATCCAAATAGGCGGAAAGCAAAGCAGACGGGTAACTGTTGCGCAGATTATCGATATAGCCATCCGGCAAATGTGCGGCGTTATCCATCGTCTTCGCACGGTACAGAACATAGCCCGGTGCTTTGTTCTTTACCCATCGCTCATAGACAAAGCGGAAACCTTCCGGCGTTGTTGCTACTGCTACGGTGTTTGCTACCGGCTTGCCTGATACCGTCGTCGCCTTCTGACGATTGCGGGCAATGACCTTGTTCCAGACGTTCCGCGCCTTCTCTATCGGCAGCGTGTCCAGTTCGTCCAATATCGAATGGGCAACCTCAAAGCCGACGATGCGGTCAGGGTTGTCCATTGTGCGAAAGATGATGTCGCCAATGTCCGTACTGAATCGCGCCGCTTGTCTGTTCAGCTTGTAACGAAACCCTAGCCGGTCAAACATCGCCGGGAAACGCTTGTAAGCAATATCCTCAACGAGTCCATAGGTCGGCAAGTAATACGCCACATCCTGATTAGGACACATACGCTTGAGTCGCATGATCCTGGCGATTGCCGCAGCAGTCTTTCCGCTTCCGAATCCTCCGACGAATGCCGGATAGGCTTCAGTCGAATAGACGAAATCCTGTTGCGTGGGCGTGAAAGGCATTAGCCGAGGAATTCATCGTCAGCAATCGGTTCCAGCTTACGCACTGTGACCAGTTGTTCAGACTTCTCGATATGAACGCCAGCCGCCTTTCCCCTTGCTACTTCTGCGCTGATTGCTGCGCTCATCTGGTTAGCCTTGACGGCCATATTACGGAGGCGCTGTAGGTCTTCCAGGTGGCTTTCTAGCGTGATCTGCGCCTTCTTTGCGACAGGTTCGCGTAATTCTTCGACCCTTTGCGTAACGTTAGCGTCAGCCATTAGCTTAGACGCAGCAACATTTACGGATTCTGGCTTTGTGTTCGGTCTTACTTTGTACGCCGAGCGATAAGCATCCGTCTGGTTCATGCCGCTAACAATAGCTTGGGCGAATGCCTCTTGCTTTGGGGTTAGCGCCATTTAAATCATTCCGTTAGACTGGACGGTTCCGGTAGGTGGCGCTAGAGTCGCCATCATGAAAACGAAACTGCAATCCTTAAAAGATGCCGCCGAAATAGGTGACTGGAAACGCGCCATTTCGATAGCCGCAAAGTTCCCCCGCCTGGGTGAGTTCAAAGAGGACATTACGCGGGCGCATACGGCCTTTACTAATCCACGTTTTCTTTCACAAATCGGGCGCGATGTTGATTCGTGCATTGAAGCGGGCAAGGTTGCGTTAATCACCGCTTACCGCCTCGATACCGTCAAACATTGAATCGTCAATCTCGATAACGCCGCAGGCTTGCGCGGCTTTCTTGCCGTCGCCTTTGACGAATACCAGTACATTCTGGTGCGTCTTGCCTACCTTGCGGCTGGCGCTGAACTGCTTCCCCGCCCTGATCGGCAACGAACCGACCGCCGTCAGCAATATCGCCTCGTTGTAATACTCCAGCCCGGCTTGGCGGAATGCTTCTACCGTATCCCCGACGAAGTTGTAATAATTTCCTCGCTTGTCGCGTACTTCGCCGACAACGAAACAGGCGAAGCGGTCATTCTTCAGCAGGCTGCAAGTTTTTTCGATGATCTCGAAATACGCCGCCTTGAATTCAGCGTATGAAAGCGTAGATAAATCGCTCGGGTTGTCAGAATAAACTTCTAGGTCAGCATACGGCGGGCATGAGAAAACGAAATCCGCCTTTACGTCGGCCATATGCTTATCAATGTTCCGGCTGTCCCCGCAATTCCACACCGGCACAGGATCGGATTGTTCAAGTATCTCAACCTGTGCGCGGTTTGCTTCTACCTGTTCTTGCCTTAGTTCGCCGCCGATGTATTGCCGACCTAGCTTTGCCGCTACTATCCCGCGAACAGAACCTCCTGCGAACGGATCAACGATAGTTCCGCCTTCAGGACAGAACCAGCGATAGGCGATCTCGCATAGCACTGGGTCAAAAATGCTTGTTCCGCTTCCCGCGTCAAGAATCTTGACGATTGTTTCATCAATTTCCCCGCTTGAGGCGCGGCCAGCGCCGTAGGTAAGGCCAGCGCGCGAATAGCCTACTACTTTTTTCCTATCTAACGGCATCGCGCCCCCCCCCCGGAATTGCGTTAGGTTGCCTAGCCATTTATCGGTTTCCCTGTTCCGTCGCCGCGCTGCTTTTTGCTGTAGTCACATGCTGGCCTGGCGCTGCCGCCGGGCGCTGCCTGTTTCTGTAGAAATTCAGGTTTTCCGTCGTTGTTTCTTTTGAACTCAACGTCAGCCCCCCCCCCGCGACCTAGTTCTGACTTGATGCCGAGCGCGATCCATGCGCGCTTGCGGTCTTGCCACCAGCCTTCGCGGGCATTCAATACGCTGAACGGCGGGACGAGGAATTTACCGGCGAGGCTTCCGGCTCCGGTGCCTTCATTTTGCTGCGGTTCTTCGTCTTGCAAATCGGCGAGTTCGTCAGCATCAAAGCCGAGCAGTTCAATATCGAACCCGTCGCCTTCTAATTCCTCGATTTCAACCTTAAGCAGTTCCTCGTCCCATCCCGCATTCAGCGCCAGTTTGTTATCAGCGATGACGTATGCCTTGCGCTGCGTCTTGGTCAAACCTTCCAGCGTAATCGTCGGCACTTCGTCAATGCCAAGTTTGCGGGCGCCTAATACGCGACCATGCCCGGCGATGATGCCGCCGTCTTCGTCTATCAGCACGGGATTGGTGAAGCCAAATTCCTTGATGCTAGCCGCGATCTGCGCCACTTGAACATCGCTGTGCGTCCGGCTGTTGCGGGCATACGGGATAAGTTCGCCAATCGGCTTATAGATAACGGTAAGCATGTTTCCTCGGGATTGATGCGACCATACCGTCTAACGCTTTCGCGCTGGTCGCTGCGGTTTCTAGGAGGGATGAAACGTCAATCTGGCGGAAGGTGCAGGGATCGAACCTGCGCACCCTTTCGGGTGACGGTTTAGCAAACCGCTGCATTGCCACTCTGCCAACCTTCCTGGCGGATAGTAAAAGAATCGAACTCTCACCCTTTCGGATGGCGACGGTTTTCAAGACCGTTTGTGCGCCATGCACGCTACTACCCGTAATCTAAACTGGCACGCCGCGCAGGAATCGAACCCACATAAGTCCGACTAGAATTCGGATGCCTAATCCATTCGGCCAGCGGCGCTAAAACTGGAGCGGTTACAGGGAATCGAACCCTGCTGTTATGGGAGGAAGCCATACGCCTAACCAATCGGCCATAACCGCAAATGAAAAAGCCCCGCACGTGCGAGGCTGTGAAG